CACCCGTTGCAGCAGGAAGCACCGTCAACGTGTTGGGGGAAGAAACCGTAAACTGAGTCGAAGAAAGCTGGCAGAAGCACACAAGTTTACCGTTGGCTAACGTAGCAGCCGATTGGAAAATTACAGCATACTTAACGTTGGTTAACGAAGCACCAGAAGCCGTGAATGTCAGTCCAATCGTTGAGTAAGTAAACTTCATCTGCTTAGCAGACGCTCCAGTTGTCCACTGCCCCGTCGCCGGTACGAGTGCTTTACCACCAGAGACATAACCCCCAGTAGCTGCAATCTCGCTAGTCAGTGAACCAAAGGTACTCAGCGTAAACGTTGAGGTATTACTTGCGCTTGTAAAAAGCGCCATCCTAAAGTTGTTAACACCAAGCTGAATCGTTCCATTGCCAATATAACGTTTGGCGTCGTTGTAGAGTTGCCATGCGGAAGCGGCCATTTCAATACTCCTTAATATCGGCGTTTGACGCCCCAGTCACTAAAATTTGATGGAGAAGCCCACCGTAAACCTGAAGCTCCATGACATCACCCATGAACTTAATCAGGTCGATAAACTCCCTTGCTTGCGAGACCATCCAAGGATGACAGTAAAAGAGCTTTCCACCAACTTTTACCGGCACAACAGGAAGACCGTCGTTTTCTGCTTGCGCGTAAGCGTGATGCTTACCGTCTTCTAAACAGGAGTCGCATCCAAAGATGTGAAACCGCTTAAACCCTAACATTCTAAACATAGGGATGGCTCGAAGCAATGCTGTCGAACCCCCAGGCACCGCATACCAATTTCTGTATTCGGTTGCCAAAATCTCTTGAATCTCTTCTGCACTGGTGTGCCAAATATAAGTCTGCTCTTTAGGCATACCTTCAAACACAGACGGGTGGCACTGTGAGGAAAGAAAATACTTACAGGTCGGAATGATCGATGTTAAAAAGCGTTTGTTGAACTCACGACCATCAACCATAAAATAAGCAGAAGGTAGAAGACCGTGATCAATACAAAATTGATACGCATTATTTAACGTAATAAGTTTTACGCCTTGTTGCCGTAGCTGTTTGATTGTGCCTATATGTTCGGCAAGTGAGGGTCCGCCTCCAACAATCATGACCTCAACATCGTTCGTAGGATGGGGAGCAATTTGCTGAAACCCTAATTTGATGTTGTGTGCTACGTTAGTTTTAAGAACTTCCAAGTCTATATTTAACGACCCCTCCATCTCCACTTCTTCAGCAGCAACCCAAGTTTCATCATCCTTGGGCGGAATTGGAGCAATTACAACAGTCGGTGGTTCGGAGAAAAATCCAACAGGAGTGCCCATCATGCAAGCCTTATTAGTGCGCCGGTGCTGGTATTGGGAGGAAACTCAACGACAAACGTAGTTGTCGAAGTCTTATCTGAACCAAAATCCAATACGCAGATTGCGGGGTTTCCAGTTGTAACTCTATATATTAAAGCACCCCTAGCAGTAAAAGCACCACTCCAAGAAGCGTCAGAAAAGTCAATATAAGCAATACCTGTGGAACTATCAATAGCAAGTGAAGGAGTGATAGCCTCTCCTCCTGCCGTATAACCTGTAGCCACAACCTCGCCAGTCGTACCCGTGTAAGTCGTAGTAGTCTGGTCAAGCGTAGCATTGTTGGTGTACAGCGCAATTTTAAAAGTCTGTGTCGTACCCGAAGAAAAATCAAAATCTCCCTCAAACAATTGCTGCTTGAAGGAGTTGCATGTGTAGTTTCCAGTAAAGGCCATTAGTTCACCGACATCCTGACCTGACCAGACCTGTAAGCATCGCGGCGGTCCATACCATCACCAAGACGCTTAGCAAGAATCATGGCTTCTTCATATCGTTTGGCGTAATTGGCAATAACATCAGCCTCACCCTTCATAAAGGTATAACCCTCAACCAAAGAACCATAGAGAAGCACCGAATCAAAATTATCGCCAAGCCAAGTCGTGTTTGCTGTAGTGATTGACTCTGGGTAATAGAAGTAATGGATCTCTACAGCGTAGTTTGAAGTAGGTGTAGGTCCAAGAATCAACGTATTTTCGTCAAAAAGCGCGTAATACTTAGGAATCCCAGTCGTTGTTGGATTGGGATACGAAGCGCGAATATAGCTAACATCCTTATTGAGTAAGTACTCATACTCGCTCGTTGTCGGATTAGTTACCGCTAACTCATAAACCGCTAAAAAATCAGTAGGCATAGCAAGGTATTTGTTACCCCCGGTCATCGTGCCTGTTTGGTTCTTTCTAAACTGCGGGAACTGAACTGAGTTGTAAATTCGTTGTTCAGCTTGCTTAATGAACGTATCGATCTGCTGCTTAGCAGTCAGCGTAGCTGTGCCCGACCCAGACGAATCAGCACCAGTAAACGATGGGAAATCGTTCTCTAAATAGCCTTGAATCGTCGAAAAAAGGGTCGAGTAGTTCATTAGCCCATCTTCTTAGAAGCACCCGTACCCTTTGTAGCACATCCGGTTCCTCGGACTTTTACTGTTTGGGTGTTAGGTACATTGTTGGGATAACCGTTGTGCGTGTCTTTAACAGGCACAGGCGTTGGCATTTTGCTGTGTTTCATTTTGCCCCCATCTTGTATTTGAAGGAAGGTGACTTCTGGTTAGCAATCTTCGCCATGTTCCGACCCAACGTTTTCATTTCGGCGTTAGTCTTACCGCCTTTGCGAAGTTTGGTCAGTGGCTGACCTTTATGCTTGGCTTTCTCATGCTTATGCACAGCACCAGCAACCATTTTCTTGTCTTGAGCTAAGTCTTTCTTGTCCATCATAGGCTCCTATGTGACGTTCACAGTAACAGTGCCTAGCGTGATGCCCAGCACAAGATTGTTCGGCGTTAGTCCTGTGTCGTAGGATCTTGCCCCACCTACAGGTGCCCATCCCCACTGGATAATTCTACTACCTCCAGAGGGATCTCCGCTACCTAGTTGCGTAGTCGTTGTGTTGATCTGCAATCCATTTAAACCTGCAACGCGATATGTCGTATCAGGACGGGGATTACGCAATGCCTGTGGGTCATCCACAGGATACATACCAAGCTGCAACTGCGGTTGATCGGGTTCCCAACACGTAGGACAGACTAAGATATTAACGTTCTTAGTCTTAATAACAATCTCACGAAGTTCTTTCAGTTTGTACCGAAAGCCACACCTATCGCACTGCGATATTGCCCACTTACCTGATGCAAACCGATTAGGCATATCAGTAGAACAACTGCCGTGGTGCGAGACGCAACGGTGCTTTCTCGCGGTCTTCGTCTAGCGCAAGCCTTAACTGCTCGTCATACATCTCTTTCAGCATGGGTATGCGCTGCGCGGCCTCGGGTATCTTTAACGATAAGTAGTACGCTAATCCAGCAGCCAAGCAGTTAATAAACCTAAATGGCACATCCTGAATATTGGCCCCGCCACCAGCATCCTGCATCCGGCGCAATCGCCAGTACACAAAAGTGTAGTAATTGTCTTGGTCTGGCGCAGGCCAGACGTTAATCGTAGGGTACGCAATCCCAGTAGGTGTTAGTACCCCTGACTGCCTGTTGATCCAAACTTGAATCGGTCTACCTTGAGCGTTCTTGTTTGGTATCGTGGCATAAGTATCCACCGAGATACGGCTGATGTTGATGTCAGTCTGTGGTATCCCAGTCTGCGTACGAATAACCTGCTCGATGAGATCTACTGTATCTACTGGTAAGTTATAAACAATTGTGCCCGTGGTCATGGCAATCTGACCCTGCTCAATCGTCCACAGGTTAATCCCTCGGTTGGCCCACTCAGTAAACATCAAATTCATAGAACGACGTGCCGTACGGTGTTCGTACCCAGTACGCACCTCAATTCCGCACCGCTCAAATGACTCCTCAATAATCTCGTTTAGATCGAGATTAAAGGCTGTCGTACCTGAAGTTGTGGTCACTTCATCCCTCGAAGCGTTTTAGCAAGTCTAGCTCTTTGCCCAAGTTTGCCTGGAGCCTTAGTAGCTTTATCAAGCATCTTCGCAGGAATCGGCTTTTTACCTTTAATACCAAGCTGTTCACGAAGTGCTCCCGGTTTCTTAATCGCAGCTTGAATAAACTTACCGCTCTTAAATCCCTCTACACCACGACCTTTGAGGATGTCCGCTCTGGTTACATCCCCATCGCCTGTTAAATCAGGAAACTTTTTAGCCATTATCTGTACCTCGCGGTCTTAGCAGCAATGCCTTTTGGTTGCTTGACGAATTGTTTACCTGAGCGTTTTCCAGCGCGTTTAGCTCTTGTTGTCGCAGCGTATTCTGCAGGTGTAAGAGCATTGATTGCCGCCGATGGGAGATACCGTTCGCCAGTTGCTTTTGAACCCTGTGTGCTAGGTTTGCCACTCTTGGTCCTCCATTTCTGGTCAGTCCAGTCTTTTAGACTTTTCTGCGGTGCCTTCAATCGCGGTAACCCCCGCCCTTCTGCTTGTACTTCAAGGCAAGCATTTGAGCTTTGCGGGCTGACCACTGCCCCGGCGCACCACCTTTACCGCCAGCTTTGATGCTGTTGAATAACGATTTACGCATTCCAGGTTTGGTGTAGTTGCCAGCTTCGTTCACACGCGACATACCGCCTTTAGCAAACATCGTAAAGTCAGTATCGTCCCGACGAGGTTTGGTTACAGGTTTAGGCATCTTGGAGGCACGTATGGCCCCCATGCCGCGTGAAGCCATCATCTCAGCACTTCCCGCCGTAAGCCATTTTCTTGACCTTACCGCCCTTCTTCATGCCTTTATTACCAGCCATCGTAATCATGGTGCCTTTGGTTTTACCCTTCATAGCAACACCATCACGGCTAGGAGCGGCAGTTTTTACAGCGCCCATTTTGGACTCAGCCATACCGCCCATTTTCATCTTTTTCATCGTAAATTCCTTTCCAACGGATTGAGGGACATCAACTTTCTTTGCGAACTTCGGATTGTTCGCTACTGCTTGCATGAACCTTCTCTGCTTCTCGCTGACTGCTGGCATCAGATTCACCTTTCTTTCGGCCAATAATCTCGTGAAACTGCTTGCCGGTAATCATTTCTGCGATACGCATCAATGTCCAGATAGCACCAATTAACCCGAAAAACGGCGTAATCACCTGTAAAAAAGATCCAATAGTGGCAAATACCGAGACAATATCTGCCACGTTTTTTACCATTTCATATTTATCTTGCGCCATCTCAACACTTCCATGCACGGAGAGATTTATTGATCCTACTATTTGGATCGTTGGCTGTTTTTTCAGAAGTCAACTTCTTTTTCATGCCGGTCATCCTGGCACAAAATGACTTCTTGCGAGGTCCACCTTCAGGTTGTGGAGCCTTAAGTCCAGGCTTACCCGGATTAGCAGCGTTATAGGAAGCTCTACCCTTGGCGTTCAAACCACCTTTTGGGTTTTTACCTTCTTTGCGTTGCCAAGCCGGTGTCTTAGCCATAGAAAATCACCATCGAAGTTGTATTGGTAACCGTGCCGTGAAGCCCAGTAGAAGCCAATATACCTTCGCCAGGAAGCGGGATGATGGTGTAGCCAGCAGTAGAACTTGAAGACGTATTGACCGTGAGAAGAACCGGTCCTGTAGAGCTGCCATCACGAATAACGACAGACCCAGCATCAGTCCCATTTACTGCGTAGATTGTCTTAATCCTTGCGCGAGGAACCGCTAAGTTGTTCTGGTTTAAAAAATCCCCAGTAGATGTTAGCGGTTTGGTCGCAAAGACATCATATTGCATGGATGCCATGCGAACCTCCTATTAGGAAGCTTGTGTGAAAGTCACACCCGCAGCAACTGCACAGTACGCATAAGCAAACCAGCTTGTACCATCACAGTACAGTTCTACACGGTCTCCGGCAACTGATTGGGCGCTTACAAAACTAATCGTGTCATCAGCAGTTCCCGTATCACCCGCATCCCCAGAAGCCGGATATGCCTGACCTTTGATGATGTTGGCGCTAGAAGCCGTAACGATTGTGTAGTTAGCACCTGATGGAGCTGCTTTAACGATGAACGTGTAACGTAAACCGGCAGCAGGGGCAGGGAGTGTGGTTGCAAACTCAGTAGCTGAGTTTAAAAAGAATGTAGTACCAGACTGTGCAGCAGTAACTGACCCGACTGCGGTAAGCTCAGAATTTGCGGAAGCGCCAGTAACACTACCCGTTACATTACCAGTCACATTACCGGTCACATTACCAGTAATCGCACCTATAAACCCATTTTCAGATGTAACTGGGCCACTAAAGGTTGTATTCGCCATTAGATCCTCACATGCGATATCGGTGTATTAGTCTGCATGTCGTCAGCCGGGACTGTCTAATACACCGGGCTAACCCCGGAATACACCTAGTATAAATAAAAAAGGGGGTTTTGCAACCCCCTTTCTTCGTACCGTTTAGGCTCCGGGCGAACCGAACATCCCAAGCGGATCAGACCAACCGAACGAATAACGCTCGCGGCTCTTATAACGAACGTTCCCAGTGTCGAAATCGCCATCCATTCCCTGTGTCAAAGGTGCACGGACAAAGTGTTTCATACCGTTGGGTACGTCAGTCGTAAGGAACCAAGCATCCGTATCAGTCAAGAAGTGGTTAATGGCGTAACCCTCGGGGATCGAACCATTATTCTTCAAGGCGTTGATCGTGTTGTCTGCCGTGTCAACGCGAAGTTCCGTTTCCAGAATACGAGTTGCAACGAACTGCAATGCCGACGGGATGATCAACTTCTTCGGACGAGCTGCAATCAACAGACCACGTTCGTCAGTCCAAGCTGCAATCTGAATAACCGCTGCTTCCAACGATGTTTCAGAAAGGTCAGCCGCAACTGCTGGCGTGTTGCTGTTGGTGCCACCAGAGATCAAAGGATGTGCTGTCGAGAACAAAGCAACTCCGTCACCACCCGTGTAGGCAGTGTTAAAGCCGTTGTTCAGGACCGAAGCAGCTTTGGTCTGCTTGGTATATGCCATAGCGCGAGCCAAGGCTTTGGTGTAGCGATTAGCCAGACTGTCGTACAGGTTGTCCTCGATAGCCTCTTCGGTCAGCGAGAATCCCAGAGCGATAGTCTCATGGACGTAACGAGCGGTCCAAGCTTCTTGCGCGTTATCGTAGGCCATCGCGCTGCCTTCGTTCTTCACCGGAGCGGCGGAGAAGCCAGACAGTTTGGTTTCCTCTTCAAACGAACGCTCGGAAGTCTCGGTCTCGTAGATTTCCTTGTGCTCTTCGCCATAGCGAGCGTACTCCAAGCCGAACAATGCGTTCAGGCCGGGGAGAAGCTCTTTCAGTAGTTGTGCGCGTGAAATAGCCATTTAGTTTCCCCTTTACGCAAGCGCAGTAGCGTACTGATAGCTATGCCAGCCTTGGTTCCACTTAACGAGAACTTCAGGATACCCAATAAAGGTAAACTGAGAACCCGCAGTAGCAGCCGTAAGCGTCTTAGCTACAGTAACGGTAGTGCCGTTAACATTAGTAACATAGTTGTAGTTACCGGGTTGCCCACCAGCCGAAGCTGCGGCGCAAACAACAGCCATACCAGCCTGAAGTCCAGTAACAGCCGCATCCAAAGTAATTGTGGTGCTAGCCGAAGTGCCAGTACCAACTACCGTGTATGCAGTCTCGGGCACAACAGCTACTACACGGAAGGGTAACGAATTGCTAGCAACGCGAACGTTACCTGTGCCATCCGTAGGACCGTCACCAGACACAGCCATCTTAGAATTGCCCGTGGTTGTACTACCAGCAACGCCGGTAATTGCGTACACGTTGGTTCCGATGAATGACTGGTTAGCATAGCCAACCGTAGAAGCAGTGTTGCTTTCGCTGGAAGTTTGACCAACCATGACGACTTTAAACACAGCAGACGGATCATCAATGACAAATGCCAAGATGTCGTTTGCAGCAGTGCTGGCAGGATAGTACTGCGAGAACTGAAGCTGTTTAGTCGTTGGGTTCGTAAACTGACAACCAACAAACACGCCAATTGCACCAGCAATCACCGAGGTGGGGCTGGAAGCGGCGGAGTAAGACGTTTTGATCAGAGTTCCGTCTGTCTGAAGCTGTACTAGATCCCCGTAGAAGAGATCCGTGCCATAGCTTCTGGCAATCGGGAACTGTCGCGTTGCTCCAGCGTACGGTAGGCCATTAAGTTCATTAATAGCTTTAAAACCGTAAGGAGCATCAATGACAGGATAAGCCATTTTTGACCTCGTTTAAGTTAAGTTCCTCTACCGAACGACACTTTGGATCGCTTCTCCGCAAAGAGTGGCATCCGCGCATCGCTCTCTCTCATAAAGCTGTTGTCTACAGCATCCATGTTGGCTTTGGCAACATTGTTGAAGTGCTCGGTACGTTGTTTAACGAACTCTTCAGGCATTTTGCAGAGCAACAATCCGTCGATCTCAATATTGTCTCTAAACCGACTGTTCTCATCGCGCATAAACTTTAGGTTTGGCTGTTCTTCAACCCTTACTGGCTCCCATCCTTCTCTGAGTTTGGCAGAGATATTCTTGGGGTCAGCTTTACCAAGCGAAGATACGCGCACCCAGCGGGGTACATATCCAGGCATCGGTTCAATTTCGGGAAGAACATCAGCACGTTTCCACTGTTTAGGACGCGCAGACTTCTCGCGGTTCTCGACTTCTCTAGATAAACGATTTTCAGCCATTTGCTCGCTCCAATTTCATTTGTTCCTTCACATACTGCTCAGGAGTTATTCCCATCTTTTTGATGACGTTAAGTTGGGATTGACTAAGTTTGACTTTTTTGGAAGTCGTACTACGAGAAACGGGAGCTACAACAGTAGCTGGTCTTTCTGTACGTGCTGGAGTTGATTTTGTCTCAGGCTCAGCAGGTTCGTCACCCCATTCATACTCGGGGAATCTTTTACGCATCGTCTTATCGACGATTTCCCAGTACTCATCAGATCCTTCAAATGCTGCACCGCGTTCCCTAAGCAGTTTGTTGTTTAGGCCAAGTGCGGCAGCAGTCATCTCATCATCTGACCCAAACCACGTATTTTGTCTACGCCATGAATCAGTTTTAGGATCTAATCTCGGAGCCTGGGGCTGCGTATTAGGTAAATTTACTTCAGTTTCTTGCGGTTGTACAGGGGGTTTGTATCCTTTTAACCGCTCAAGTCTATAAGATGCTTCAGTTAACTGCTTCTGAGCTTCTAATAACCGATCAGAATCACCCGCTTCATAAGCCTCTTTGTAAGCTTTTTCAGCGTTTTTAATCTCTAGTTCCACAGCATTTTTAGCTGTACTAACTAAATGTCCTTCGTTTTCAGTCACTTTAGAACGTAGCGTTTTAATCTCGTTTTGTAACTGCTGCGCCATTTCAATCGCAGTCTGCTGCTCACGTAACGCACGTTCTTTCTCACGACGCTCGTCGTGCCAAACCTTCTTCATCTGCTTGAGGCGAGTTTTGACTTTCTCGGAATACTCTTCGAGTTCGTCTTCCTCAAGCTCCTTAACTAGCTCTTTGGGTAGGGGTTCTCGCCCACGATCTTCAGGAGGCGTGTCGTCTTCGATCTCGATTTCAAACTCGGTGTTGGCGGTTTCCTGCTCAGCCATTTTAAAACTCCTTATGCGCGACTAATACCGCGAGGATCTTCTACAACCCCCTCGACAGAGTCATCGTTAATGATGCGAAATTCCCGACCATGAATCTTCAGGCGTGTACCTGCATGGGGGCGAACCAATACAAAATCACCGACTTTGCAATACGGCCCTGATGGGAATCGCTTCTCGTCCTTATAAGCATCCGGCCCCATCTTGATGACAAAAAGCACCGTTGTTAATAATTCCTCGTGGTGCATCGTGACATCAGCTTTAATGAGTCCATTATCAAACTTGTCTTCAATATCTGGGATTGCACACAAGATTCGATAACCTGATGGCTCAGGGAGTTGTCGCGCTTTTTCTTCGGCGGTTTCAGGTAATACCGTTGCAGAGCCGCTTGTAGACCCTACTAGGAGTTCACTCATCGTCGTCACTCATCCTTTCTAACATGTCAGCAAGAAATCCTTGCCCTATTGCGATTCCACGCATCACACCGCATTGAAAGCGATAATCTGCGTGGTCCTTTGCCAGCCCCTGCGCTAGAACTTCGGCTAAATGCTTCTGTTCATCGACACAACGGCTAATCAAATGCCGTAAAACTTTCTCGGTTTCATTCATTCTTTACTTTCCCCAACGGCTTTTTTAGTTACTGATTCACGTTGTTGCTGCATCGCAGCAATATTCCTAGCTATATCAGCACCAATCCGCGTGCCCTCTATCTCATTGCGAACGGCTTCAACGCCTGCTTGGAACTCCTGCTCCATCTGATCTTTGGCGATCTGGGCACCCAGTCGGGCACCGTCGATCTCAGACTGGTTCTGAATCCTCATACGCTCAGTTTCGATCTGGGCTGCTTTGAGTTGAGCGTCCATCTGATCTTTAGCGGTTTTGCGTTGCAATTCTTGAGCTTGGAGCTGAAGTTCTTGTTGCTGCATCTGCACAATTGGATCTTGTGCTTGCTGCTGAGCCTGGGCTTGTTGAACCATCGCCTGATTAGATTGCAAGAGTTTCTGTGCTCCTGCGGCAGCGAGTCTGGAGATCTCGACCTCCATCTCTTCGGGCAGTTCTTCGTTGGGTGCAGGGTAGGGAACCCCGAGTTTGTCTTCGATGTTTTTACGGTATTGAAAGGCAAAGTGTTGGGCAATATGCGCCATAAATGCTGCTTGCATAGCCTGAGCGTTTGGACTCTGACCAAGAACTTGAGAAGTGATTGGATCTTGCAGTGCTGACATGTGCACTGTGATGTGTGCGGCGTGATCCTGGTAGATAAACGCCTTGACCGGCTTGCCTTGGAACATGTCCATGTTCTCAGACACTGGATCGGTCGGTTTCATATCATCTTCCATCGGCACGAGCTTCTCGGCGTTTTTGATACCAAGAACCTCTAACATCTGCCTATGAAGATAAGGTAAGTCATATAACTGAGGCGCAGTAGCAGCCAACTGCATAACCGCTTGATACTGCACCACCTTCTGACTCATTGTCGCTGCGTTCGGATCACTGACCGGTATCACATCGACGTTGTCGTAGTCTGATTTCTTAGCCCTGGGGCGACCATCCACTGGCTCGTAGTCGTAAGACTCAGGCGTGTAATCAGCGATGATGGTTTTTAAGAGCCGGAACTCCTGCTTCATCGAGTAATGAATCCGCGCCTGAACAGCCGACATCACCTTCAGTGTGCGCTCTAGGATCGCTAGCGTAGTCCCAACCGGGGACTGAGCCGACATATCAGAAACTTTAAGATCTGCTGCGGACGCAAACCTCCGACCCTCGTCGATGATCTTGTCCATGAGTGCAGCTAACACCTGCGACGGCTCCTTGTACGGAAGCGGCATGATGTTGTCTTTGAGAGCACCCGAGGCTATGTCCACATCGCGCCATTCAGCCGGAGCAAACGGTGTGTCATCACCTTTAGTACGCATCCCCTTGGTCTTAAATCCACCTGGGAGATTGGCAAGTGAGCCTGCATCGACAAGCTGACGAAGAATAGACGTACCCGACTTAGCAAACCCGCCGATCAAATGAATAAGCCCAAAGGCATAAAAGCCAAAGCCTGGGATATACGGGTAGTGAACAAAGTGCTGACGCTTCTTCTTTAGCTCATCGTCTGGGTTCCAATTACGCCTAATCGCTAAGATCTTACTGTTTGATTTCTCAATCGTAATGACGTACGGAACAGCCAACCCAGTCTCTTTGCCATCTTCATCTTTGTCAGGAAAGCCTGGAAGATCAAGGGTTACGTGCATTTCTAAGAGCTTGTACCGATTATCGGTTGTCGCCCTGAACCCCATCTTTTCTGCAATCTTTTTCTCTACTTCATCAAGCGAATCGCTAGGATCTTCAAGCTCTACATCAACGTAGAACCCACTCTCCATTAGCCGCTCTAGCTCATTTTTAGTCTTACGCATGACATGCGTAACACGCTCGGCTGTCTCAATATTCGCAGCACCATATGGCACCACAAGATCATCAGCCGACACATACATCGCCGTCTGTCGATCAAGCCCTGGGTCAAAGTAGATTTTCTTAAACGCATTACCCGCCAGCCCTAGTCCCCACAGCATCTTCTCGTGCTCAGGTCTGTACTCGATCATCACATCGGTAAGCTGGTGGTTCATATCTGCCTGCACACGCGCAGCAGACTCTTTCTTCTCTTTAGTTTCTTCACCAATAATCTTGGTACGCACCGGACCTTGCGCTGGAAATGTCTCCATGATGGTCTCGGCCTGAAACTTCACTACAGCTTCAGTCAACAGAGGGTGGTATACCCCACACGCTCCGGGCCAAGGCTCCGTCCGATCCTCAACCTTAAGTCCTAACAGATCTAACCCATCGACGTAGGTCTGCATCCAATCTTTGCGGGATGAGATGTCATCTTCAAAATCACTACATAAATCTTCGGCAAGAGTGGCTAGCTCCTTGGCATCCATCTTCTCGGCAAGGTTGTCGTTAAACCCATCTTCCTCATCTTCCTTACCGATCACAATCTCTAACCCGCCCAAGCCAATAGCAACAGACTCAGGGTCTTCGATCTCAATCTCGATGTCTGGCTCCATGACCAGACCATCATTCTGCAACCCCATCGGAGCTTGATTTAGTGCTTTGTCAAAAAAGCTTGTAGCCATGATCTATCCTTAATAGTAGGCGTACTGCCGACGCCCCTTGAAATACACAGGCTCGTCCTCTTCGTCGAGCAGCGTGCGGACAAAGCCACCTTTACGGAAGCGCATCAGCGCCAAAGACACCGAGTCCACATAGTCATCATGATCTCCCGCAGGGAAACTTGCAACTTCTTCGATGACCTCTTCTGCCCAGTGTGTGTTCGGTGCCCACACCCGACCACTTGCAAATATATCTGCTACCGCATTAAGCCGTGCAATCTTGTCATTACCTTTACTTGGGGTGAACTCTTGCACAGGGATACCCATAGCCCGCAGCTCATAAATTAACGGTGCCCCAGAAGCTTTCTTCTCAATAATGATTGAGTCAGGTTTGCACTCTTTATATTCGTCGAGCGCCACTTGTTTTAGCCTCGGAAACTCCATCCGCTCTCTAAATGCGTTGAGCAGGATGATATTAGCCTGCGCTATACCGTTTTCATCGGGTCTGTAAAACACTCCCCAATAGGTCATCGCAGAATAGTCTGCACGATTGTTCTTTTCAAACGCCGTATCCCACGACATCACCGTAAATTCGCAGTTGGGAGCCTCATCATCTTCCCAAGTTTTCCACCAATCCCGCTTAACGATGGCAGAAGTCTCTGATGTGGGATTTTGTTGGTACTGCGCCATCCATTTCGCATGGGGAAGCTCTTTTTGCAGTGCCTCAAGCTCAACTTTAGGCCAAAACTCGGGCCACAGCGGTCGTCCACTAGGCAAAAGTGCTGGAAATTCAATCACTTCCCACTCTTCACCACTGCGTTGTGACGCTGCTTTGAGCACTTGACCCGTCAAATCCTTCTTTGACCAGCGCGTCATCACAATAATGATCGCACCCCCCGGCTGTAGACGCTGCCGAGGCCCGGATGTGTACCACTCGTAGGCTTTATCGTAAATCTCTGGGTTAGTTTCAGCCTGTGCAGCCTCTTGTTCCGAGTGCGGGTCGTCAATAATCAGAATATCCGCGCCTTTACCCGTAACAGCACCTCCCACACCGATAGCAAAATAGTCTCCACCCTTGTTAGTCGCCCACCTGCCAGCAGCTTTAGAGTCCGCTTGTAAGCCAACTGTTGGAAATATCTCTTTATAGATGTCTTGATCGACAAGATTTCGCACCTTTCTACCAAAACCTACCGCTAACTCTGCCGTATGCGAGGTTTGAATCACCTTTTTATTAGGGAACTTGCCCAAAAACCAAGATGGCAGTAGATAAGACGCAAACTCTGACTTGGTATGACGCGGCGGCATATTAATAATGAGGCGTTTTGTTTTACCTTCCGCTACTCGTTCAAACGCCGCAGCCATCTTTGCGTGGTGCGCCCCATGAATAAAGTTAGGCCACACCTTATTTACAAACGCCATGAACGATTTCTGCGCTTGTTCAGCTTCTTTGCGCTGCTCCAACTCTTCCAATAGCGTAAACACGCGGGGTTTCACCGCATCGGGTATCCGTTTTAATAAAGCTGGATTATTTCTCAGGGCTGTCAGCAGATCGTTCTGCATCATCCCCTCCTAGTCCAAGCTCTTTATCAAGGTCTATATCTAATAGACTTGGTTCCTTCTCTTCGGTCTTAATCTCTTTGGCTTGCACAGGTATGGCATCACCCACATACCGCTGCAACAGACGCGTTAACTCATCCTCAATTTCATTTACCGGCTTTTGTTTGATCGTTACTTCAATCTGCTCGCTAAATAAATTCACACCACGGCGCTTGCCTAGCATCTCCAAGGCTCGCATCCTCATCTTAGGATCTTCGCTCTCTACTTCTTCTAGCAACTTGTTGGTTACTAGATTAGCAATACGTCTATTAGCCTCTAAGAACTCGTAGTCATACTTAGTCAGCAATGCTTCGATCTTAAGAATTGTTCCTGGTGTTTCCGCTTTAACGTTTAGGTTTTCTGAAGAAACAACCGTGTGCGCTTGCACTGAGTCTTCGTCTGTAACGTCAACGGTTGCGCCGACGCTAATCAGTTCCTGGATGGACGCGCATGCCGCTTTAGCCCTCTCACGAAAACCAACAACCTCCTCGGGGGTCAGGTCGAACGGCAACGGAATATCTGTATCGGGCGTAATAAATATAGGCATGGAGGAAACGGGACTCCAGAAAAGTAAGGGGGGTGCGTTTCAAGGCGCGATCTTATAAGTGTTTTATAGAATTTGCAAGGGGGAAGGGGGTATTAATTGTATTAGATTAATTTGAGGATATGTGGCGTGTAATGTGCATATTACACAGCGAAGGCGGGCGGGTCTGACAGGGTCACATTAGGGGGGTGGGGGTACGGTGGGGTCTGGCCGTGCCAGATTCAATAACGGAGGGTGCTTTAAGTTCTAGAACTCATATTTGTTAAGTACTACTTAACATTGACTTGACAATCTAATAAAAATATGAGACTATTTGTCTACGGTCACTTTTCGACCGGATGCCACTAAACGGAGTGAACCAAATGGCAACTAAGCAAATCACAAAACCCGCAACTACTGAAGCCCCTATTGCATCGGCTGAAATGGTAAATCTCGCAAAAGAATTTGGACAATCGGAAAAAACAGCCGAAAGCGCACGCGAACATGCCAATGCGATTGCTGCCAAGTTACACAAGCTTATTCCCGCAAGCGCAGTTAAAAGCTTACTAGCTGAAGGGTCGGCAATTTGTGACGGGTTCCTTGCGGGTCGGTTTACCTTTAAGGCCGGTAAGTATTATGGGGCCAAAGGCAAAGCACAATCAGCCGGTGCAATTCGAGTCTACCTTGCACACTTTCGCAAGGCAGTCACTACCGGCCAAGCCTACGATGAAAACAAAGCAAAAAAGGCAGGCAAGAAAACCGGAGCGAAAACCGAAAAATCGGGGGATATCAACCTCAAGATTCTCGCAAAAGACGACAAAGCCAAAGCAATCGAAAGGTTGCGCGATTTCGCTAACAAGTTGAAGGGCAGCGACAAATTTGCACCAATCGCAGCATTTCTGATTGACGCGCTCGATGAGGCTGAAGGTAAGTAAACAATCGGGGGCATTGCCCCCCACTAAATTCAACCCGCTTCGGCGGGTTTTTTGTTGTCTTTTTTATTGCGTTTACCGTTATGCTGCATGCAGCATAACGTTTTTTTGCGTCCCTGTCAACTTTTTTCTGATGCCAGTTCTTATCTGTGCGTGGGTGCGAGCGTGAGTGAGAGTGAGTGAGACCAAGCAAACATAGAAAAAACGTGTTAACACGTGTTGCGCGGCGTCGGAAACCAGTTCCGCAGAGAGTGGGAGGGTTTGTTAAGTACTACTTAACATCGCGTCATGCACTATATTTCACCTATTGTTCCGTGCCGTGACACAAAAGGGCACTTGAAAGCACAATCCTAACTCATTGATTCTCAATTGTTTTTTTCGTTTTTTGCAGTCAATTGTTCCGTATTGTTCCACATGAAAGCACAATCCTAAGTCATTGATTTTAAATGTGTAAGTGGCACTTTCCTATATATTGTTCACTAAAACAAAATATATACACAGCTTCCCTTGATGTTCTATTAGATATGTATGATACGTGCACCCGTTTTATTATATAAATCTCATAGAAAGAGCGGCTTGGCAGGGGTATTTTTCACGGAACAAATGAACAAGTTGACACAAACGCACCTAACATCATGATTTCAATACGTTTTCAATTTTTCCATTCGCCGACACAATCCGGAACAATACAGAACAAATGCCTTGTTAAGTACTACTTAACATCAAAAACGTGCCAAACCCGACGACAGCCTATTGACAAGGTCATAGACTTATGAGATAATAGGGGTTAGTTGGGAATACGTTCCCGACGCGCTCTCTCGTTCCTTAACAATCTGTACGAAATGCCGATTGTGGTAGATGGCTTTGTTAAGTACTACTTAACATGCTGTGTGCCACACGGTGCAGAGTAGGCGTAAAGATGTGCGTGGTGCACAGATAACGTCTGGATTACTTGTGGTTTGCTTAGGCTTGCGTGTTGTATGGGATCGCCGTGTCCCGCTGACCCCTATCTTATTGGGCTGCAACATTCACAGCATGTAATTCGGTCGCATCTCCCTCCCACGTTGCTACCTTAGCAGTATCTCTGCGGTGCTTTGTTGTGCGAGTTAGGTTTGATGGGTTTGTTGTGTTGAGTTCACCCACCAACATCTTTCTATATGTCACGCACAGCAATGCACCCGACCCGAACCCCAAACAGGACTGCAATAAATGAGCAGAGGGTCTACCACTGCGTGTGCAGTGGACAGGTAGTGGATGCTAGGTGCAAAGATAAAAGTTAAGTACTACTTAACAAACGGCACCTCAAACAACACCGCTGCCTGTCCGGTGCACATGCACCACAACAAACTATCAGGAGAGTGAAATGACGACGAGAAACACACCCAAAACCCTATCCGAGCAACTCAAGAGCATCAAACCCCAAGTGCGGACGGTGCCTAAAGTAGAGGTGCGACGTGTGCAGCGACGCGTATTCGGCGGGTATGAGTACGACGTGCAGTACGTCAAGCCCACGTGGGAAGCACTGAGCAAGCGTGAACGTGCTCAGTTTTTGGATTTGTTCGTTTTATAGGGGTAAGAGATGATTCGTTACATGCACTGCCGCGACTGCGGTACAGACTTATTAGATCCGCTCGATACGCTTAATGGCTTTTGTTGGGACTGCCGCGAACTCAACAGCATCGAAGCCCGCAAGCTCTGGTGCGTTGCCCCCATGCACAAATCAAACTACCTGCTGATAACCGACCGCAAGCTGCTGACAGGGTTGAACAACAAAGGAGGGTTGGTGAAATGAAAGTAAAGACAAACGAGTTAAGCGGTGCTGCCCTTGATTGGGCAGTAGCGAAGTGTGAAGGGCGGCAAGAGCCGGAAGTGGTGAACAACTTTGCCGTGGCTTGGTACACATGGCCCAACACCCACTACTCAACCGACTGGGCACAAGGCGGGCCGATCATTGAGCGGGAGAAGATCGCAATTCTTAGCCCTATGACGGGAGAATTTTGGGATGCACGCGACGGAAAGCGGCTTGAAACGCCGTTTGTTTATTGGCGCGGCCCCACACCCCTGATCGCAGCCATGCGCTGCTACGTAGCATCAAAGCTTGGCGATGAAGTTGAAATACCGGAGGAGCTGAAATGAAAACGTTTGAAGTATTAGTGATGGCGCAGCAGTACTACACAGTCTATATCGATGCTGAGTCTATCGAGGACGCACACAAGCAAGCGTGGAACGATGTAGGGCAGATCATCATGCGTGATGCAGATGATTACGACGTGGAGGTGCGCGTCGAAGGTGAAGTTAAGTAGTACTTAACAAGGAGAGAGAAATGGAACTGAGAGATCACTTTGCGGGGCTTGCTATGCAAGCGATGATGGACATACTCCGAAAGATGTACGAGGACGACATCTTTGAACATTGGTATGAGGAGGCTATGCCATCCCTCGCTGAGGCAGCTTACGAAATGGCTGACTACATGATGATCGCCAGAAGAAACACAAACACCTACGCAAGTAGGCATGGCGAGAAACTTATTTTTGGTGAGAGGGAAGAATGAGAACCAAGAAAACGTTTTATAAAAACAAACGTACTACGGTGCGAAAGATGCTGGCATGGGCGTTGCAGAAACCCGAGCGTGAATGGCCTACATCACGCGCTGACAAAGAGTGGCGACAAGACTGTCCTAAACCAACCCGCAGATGGGCTGTGGGTTACGTGCGAGCCTTCGTTGGTCCGCACTTCTTTGCCGGATGCTATGACGGTGCTGAGTTTGATTAAGGAGATAGATATGAAAGACATTATTGTTTGTGATTTAGATGGGACGCTCGCTAACTGCGAGCACCGTGTGCACCATGTGCAGAAAACAGATGGTGCGGGACTAAGACGCAAGCCCAACTGGGATGCGTTCTACGCAGGAGTGCGTGAGGACACAGTGAATGTACCCGTGCTGCACGTGTTAGACAAGTTTATGTTTTATGAGGGTGCGATTTACAACCTCATCTTTTGCACAGGTAGACCTGAGCGTTGCCGTGCCGATACCGAAGCGTGGATAGTAGACATGTGCCACATCTATGAGTTCACTTTACTCATGCGTAAGGACGGCGACTTCCGTGCCGACAACGTCGTGAAGCAGGAGATTCTCGACGCGCACATCGACAAGGATCGTGTGCTGTTTGTGCTTGATGACAGGCAGCAAGTTGTTGACATGTGGAGGCGTAATGGGTTGACGTGTTTTCAGGTAGCAGAAGGTAACTTTTAAGGAGATAGATATGAAGAAGTTTGAAGTTGAGTTCAAGAAAATATCTTGGATGACGATAGAGGTCGAAGCGGAAAACAAAGATGACGCTGAGAACAAAGCCTATGAATATTTAGAAAGGGAAAGAATTTTGAACGATGCCATTTGGGAAATAGAAAGCATGGGGGAAGTGAAATGAGTGACAAGTACACAGCACATGTACAGATGTGCCAAGACGGGAATGAGTTCCTGATTAAGTTCGTTGGGCTGACGCTTGGTGAAGCTAAAGCGTTTATGCGTATCTTCGACAAGTTCGATCACGTGTATAGCGATGCTGGATTGATACGACACGGGTGGGAATTAGTTGAGAAAGTTAAGTAGTACTTAACATGGATACACATGCACTGCTGATATGGAGAGAGCTGCTTGAAGGTTCGGTAGCACCTTCTGTTTTATACGCTGGATATATCGTCGTGCCACTAGGCGATGACCCTAACGAGCAGCACTTAGATGCGTGGGTAGAAGTTGCCCGAGGTACTGAAGAAGAAATGAAAACGTTACATACATTAACTATAGGAGTGAATGATGACATTACCTAACCACAAATTAATTAACCACAACTACAAAAATCTAGAAGATAAGTATGAGAGGACCAAGCCCATACGTGGACGGTCTATCGATGTGCGACCCATCGGTGCGAGACGCAGGGACTGGGAGCAAGTGGTGCGTGTGGTGGATAGAGTTACGGGTGAGGTGCTGTACGGTGGGAAGTTTCACAACACTAATGTGTTTCTGTTTCGCCCAAATGGTAACGTTATATTTAATTTGAATGGATGGCACACACCGACCACGAGAGAGTTTATTCACAATCACTGTCCGGTAACATCTGCCCATATAAGTAAGAACAAGATATGGTTGTATCTCGCTGCTCATGGCACATGCAATACCTTCGTGCCAATGCCGGACTCAGAACCCCTTGAGATTGAATACGACCCCGAGTCACGTAAATACAAAACAGATAAGTTCTTACACGTTAAGCAGTGGGTGGTGGATCGCAAGCTAGCTAAAGAACAACGCGAGCGGGTGAAGCCCTTCCTCGATTACTGCCGTGTGATGCTGAGCCTGAGCGATGGGTTAGTCGCAAGGGATCGTGTGTTTGAAGCTGTGAGAGACCAAGAACTATCGAACGCGATTGAGCGTACGTATGTGCCGACGCGTGATCGCTACGAGACATTGGTTGAGTTGTTGCAGGATGAGTCAAAGTGGGAAGCCGTACTCTTACAACGTCTGAGATACGGTAACGCTACCGTTACAAAAAGTTCGAAAGGGTATCACGTGCCTGTTGACTTCATGGCTACATGGTTCAGTGCAGTGGTGCGTACGCAGAGAGACTTCTACACCACACGTGACATCGAGGTAGGTACTAGACATAGACAGAATTTAGTGTTATAATGTAGTTATAAGATGTGAATTGGGAAACGTTGTTAAGTAGTACTTAACTTTATGGAGAGTGATATGGCTACTATTAGTTTAGGTAATTCGTTGTCGTTGCGTGAGTTTGCATTGTCAGTTGCAACTGTCGGTAAAGATGTTACGGTGATCGGTCAAGGCGAGCCTGGGATTGGCAAGTCTAGTGTGTTGCGTACGCTCAAGGACATCATGCCTGAGTATGAGACTGCGTATATCGACTGCACCCTGCTCGATCTGTCTGACTTTGCACTGCCCTTTACCGTTGAGGAGAATGGTGTGCGGGTTACTCGGTTCGCCCCTAACGCACGGTTCAAGCTGCACACTAACAAGCCCGTGATCGTTATGCTTGATGAGATCGGCAAGGCAATGAAGTCTGTTAAGAACGTGCTGCTTACGCTTATGCTGGAGAAGCGTATCGGTTCGGACTATCTGCACAAAGACTCTATTGTGTTCGGTACCACTAACTTATCAACCGATGGTGTGGGTGATCTGCTCGAAGCGCATGCTCGTAACCGTGCTTGTATTGTGCAGGTCCGCAAGCCACACGCAGGGTTTACGGCAGATGGGAGTGTGGACACTGACTCGTGGGGTGCCTGGGCATTGGACAACAACATCGCACCAGAAGTTATTGCGTGGGTTAAGCAGACACCCCAATCGCTTGAGAGTTACACCGACCCTGCACAGCGTGAGAATCAGTACATCTTTCACCCGACCAAACCTACGACAGCGTTTGTTACACCTCGCTCGTTGGAGAAAGCCTCGGACATTGCCAAGCAGCGGCATCACTTGGGCGACATGGTTACGCAGACGTTGATGGCAGGCACTATCGGTGAGAGTGCAGCACGTGACATGCAGGCTTTCTTTACGGTGGTGGACAAGCTGCCGACGTGGGAGCAGATCATCGCTAACCCTAAGAACGCTAAGCTGCCTGGGGAGCATGACGTGGTGGCTAAGATTCTCGTGGTGTTCAGTGCACTCACACGGGTTGACGAGAAGACACTCGATGCGTGGCTCGACTATGCCGAGCGGCTTGAGATGGAGATGCAGGCACTCTTTGCCAAGTCTGGTATGCGGTCCACGTCCAAGCAAGGCATCCTCGCTCGTAACAGTAAGTTCAAAGCATGGGCAGTTAAAAATCAGTGGGCATTTTAGTTAAGTAGTACTTAACAAGGAGAGTGATATGACACAAAAACTATCTGCTGAGCAGCGTATACAGAAGGCACACATTGCCTTGATGAACAACCCCAAGTACTGCCTGTACTCAGGCATCTTCCTTATGGGTAAGAATGAGGTGCTCGATACGGGTTGTCCCACTGCGTACACCGATGGTCGTAACGTGCGGTATGGACGCAAGTTTGTGGATGGGCTGACCGATGCCGAGCTGAAGGGTTTGATCCTGCACGAGAACATGCACAAGGCGTTCAGGCATCTGACTATCTGGGAAGATCTTCACAGGCAGAACCCTCGCAGGGCTAACTACGCTTGCGATTACGTGATTAATCTCATGATCTACGACTCGGACCCTAAAGGTGTGGAGGTGCGAGTGCCAGCGTGTGGGCTGCTCGATGAGCAGTATCGTGGCATGGACGCGGGGACGGTGTTTCGATTACTTAAAGATAACGGCGGAGGAGGTGATGGTCAGACATCAAGTGATGGTCAGGATGGCTCGCAAGCGGGTGGACAGGACGTGCTCGACGATCATGGATGGGATGAAGCAAAAGAGATGTCCCGAGAAGAACGAGAAGCTCTCGGTCGAGAGATTGAGCAGGCTCTGCGACAAGGTGCCCTACTAGCAGGGAAGATGAAAGGCAACGTCCCACGTGAGGTTACCGAAGCACTGGAACCCAAGGTGAATTGGCGTGAGGTGTTGCGTGACTTCATAACATCTTACTGTGCAGATAAAGATGTATCCACGTGGCGCAAGCCAAACAGACGGTGGGTTGATCGGGATATCTACATGCCCTCGCTCATCGGTGAGTCTGTTGGTAGGCTTGTGATCGCGCTCGATATGTCAGGGTCTATCGGTGTGGAGGACATCGGACAGTTTCTTGGTGAGCTTACGGCGATCTGTCGCAACGTGACACCCGAGGGTATCGATCTGCTGTACTGGGACACACAAGTATGTCAGCACGAGAAGTATGAACCGGATCAGTACGAGTCACTGCTCACAACAACTAAGCCTAACGGTGGTGGTGGCACTAACCCACAATGTATCGTGGACTACATGAAGGAGCAGAACATCAAGGCCGAGTGCTGCGTGGTGCTGACCGATGGCTATGTGCCGACCTGGGGTGTGGGTTGGACGTGCCCTGTGTTGTGGGGTATCACTACAAGAAGTATCACTGCCGACGTTGGCACATCTGTTTATATTGAGGACTAATCATGCCAAGCGCAAAATCATACAAAGCACTACTCATCCGTGACGACGCTCGCAAGTCAATCGACAAAGCCAAGGGCTTGTACAAAGAAAAGACAGGGCTTGATCTTAACTACACGCAGTTCGTACTGCTGATGTCTCGCGTGTTTATTGAGAAGGAGATCCTCGGAGATGTTAAGTACGACTTAACAAATCGTGATGAGTAGGTTAACCAAACCAGATCAGGCACTCATACGTGTTGAGCATTGGGATGAAATTAATAACCAAGCATCTCCCGTGAGCCAAGTGTCTCAAATACGCGTAGTACCGATGAGTGAGGTCTACAACTGGAAACAAAAAAGACTTTTTAAAGTTGAGGTACTAGCCGAGTGCATGACCTACGAAGAAGCTATGGCGTTGGGTAGAGTGATGGGACGGTCATGAACGATCCCGAGTACGAGTACATCATCGAGGAGATTCACCACATAGCACATGACAGGAAGCACTACCGACTATTACGTAAGACTGTAACCGACGCACGAGAAGTTGTTATCCCGTGGAGCGATGAAGAAGAGTTCAAGGCAATCATTGCTTTGATGGACCCTAAACCCATGCAGCACAGATTCTTTTACTAACAGGAGAGTGATATGAGTAACGATATTATGGTTGTCGATGTATCTGATGCAGTCGTTGTCGATCTGAACATCAGCCTGTGGACTGCACGTAAGCTTGATAAGAAAGTCTCGCAGGAGGTTGACCACAACAAGAACACCAAGGTCAAGGCAGGCAACTACAACAAGCACCTGCTTGCCGGTACGCAGAAGCTCGATGAACTTAACAAGCTCGTCGGTACGATCCGCACGTGGCACTATGAGCAGACGATGCTGTGGTCGGACAGCGGCTCACGTCTGTTGCCATTCGCTAACTTCTTTACGTACAAGCCGACGCTCGACGCCTACAAAAAACAATTTGAAGATGCGGTGGATCAGTTCTTAGTAGAGTATCCGCAACTGGTATCAGCAGCAGCCTTTCAGCTTGGCGATTTGTTTGACCGCGACGAGTACCCCGATGCAGAACAACTGCGTGGAAAGTTCCGCTTTCGTTACAACATCACGCCACTTGCAACTGCCAATGACTTTCGCCTTCGTGCCGGTCAGCAAGTGATCGATGAACTGCGTCAACAATACGAAGAATCATTCAATAACAAGTTACAGGATGCGATGAAAGACCTGTGGACGAGACTTCATGATGTGTTGAAGCACATGAGTGACAAGCTTGCAGATGCTCAGACCCCACGTGTGGCGAAGGATGGCACTCAGAACTATACGCAGATCTTCCGTGATTCGCTTATGACCAATGCGTTTGATCTGTGCGAC